TGCATGTGAATATGTACTATTAGATAATATGGCAGTATCATCATAAAAAACTGCGGAGATAACTTTGAGCTGATTATCCCGGCTTATTTGTTCAAGTTGCATTTTCCCTTTATAAAAAGGAGGGTTCACCCCATCAGTACCCTGATAAACAGTTATAACAGTGTTGTTAATAGTAAGAGCATCCCTCACAACCATATAATCTGAATCGTTTTTTATGCGAAAGCTAAAATTGAAGCTGCCAGGGAACAATATCATTTCATTTTCTTCATCATCGTTGCCCAATGTGAATTTCCCGAATTCAATCAACTGAGTTTTAGGCCTCAAAGTAACTTCGCCATCGCCTATGGCAATATGCAGATGAAACAATTTTTCGCAAAGCCGAATGTTTATAATATCAAGCTGTATCATACTTTCAACCTATTCTCAATTGCATCTAATCGTTTATTCACTGTCCTTAATTTTTGCAAATCAATAGTGAATTGTTTTTCTTCAAACCTCCGGGCAACATTATCCAATTTGCTTATTACAGGACTTAAATCCATATTATTACCTCCGGCTCTATGTATAATAGAAGGCAGTTGAGATAAAGGAATAATTGCTTCCGGCCCGGCTTCCCCTACAATACCCAGCCGGGGCGAAGTCACCACCGCACCGGTTCCGAATAAAGTAGGTACAAAAGATAAGATAGTAGTCAACCAGTTCCCACCGGAATCCGAAGAAGAACCGCTTTTTGACATTTTTTCAAAAAGTTGATCCCACAAACTATTACTTACAATTTCAAACAATCTATTTAAGGCTGTATTTCTGAAAGATAGCCATACCCCATCCCAACCGTCTTTAGCCTGGCGGCTGCCAATAATAAAAGTTGTCCACATTGTGTCAGTTGCAGATTTAACGGCATCCACTCCAGCAACTGCTTCTTGGTTTACCTCTTTCCAGTTTTCAACTTCTTCTTTCTGCCGGCGCAATATCTCCGCCGGCGATGGCATTTTTTCAGTCATATAATCAGTGTCTGGAACGTCATGCCGATATTTTTGCATCCTTTGTTTCAAAGAAAGCTCTGAATCATTTTGAAATTGAAGATCGACTTCAGCAATTAGCTGATTATACTCTTTCCGAATATCTAATCTTTTTTGTTCATATACTTCATTAACTTTAAGTAGGCCTTCGTTGTTCCCCGCCATTGTCTTAACAGAGTCTTTGTACCATTCATTTAGTTGATACATATCCAATTCTTCACCGGATAAACTCATTTTGTTTAATTCATACCAGAGCTTTTCTTGCTCTTCTTTCATTTTCCCAGAAGTCTCTTTTTGCTTATCTGCGTGACCTTCCCAAGCATTCCGAATGTTATCCAAATTTTTTAATGTTGCATTATAAATACTTCTTTCATTATTATTCTTAGTATTATTCCTTTCTGTTGTAAGCAATGTTTCTAAGTCAGTAACCTCATTTACATTGGAGGGCTTGTATTTACCACTATAATAATCGGTAATGATTTTCTTTTTCTTGTCATAAAGTTCTTTTATGGCATTATACTGGTTTTCCAGATTTTTATATTCCTCATTGTTAGTTGCTGCGTTTTCTTTTGACTTATCAATTTTATCCTTATTTTCCCTATCTTTCTTGCCCATATTCATTATATCCCAACCTACTTGAACGCCACCCCATATTGACGACAAAACACTTTGAGACGAATTGCTGTTTTGTATCTTAATCATTTCGGCCTGAATTTCCAGCAGTTTGTTATTAAGCATTTCGGTGCTTAAGTTCTCATATTCTTTTGCAAGTTTTTTAACTTCATCTTTCTGTTTCTTGATTGATGCAGTTCCATCGTCAAACAGTTTTGGCAGTACAGTCATTGCGAGCATAACCGCATTAACAGCCAACAATACGCCTGTAGGACCGGTTAAAGCCTGTTTGAGTGCAGTGCCCATTGTAACCTTTAACTCATTGGCGGATTCCTTCAGGGCCATGAAACCCTGAATTATAAAGGGAATATTATTCGCAACGGACATCATTCCCATTCTGAAGTTAACAAAGAACATGCTGCTATCCTGGACAACATAACCCAGCTGCATTAACCCCGCCCGGGCCTGCCCAAAACTTGGGGCCATCTGGATTGACGTTGCATTCGCTATTGCCTGGTTCTTTTGAAGCAGATTTGTTGCAGCGCCTAAATTGGAAATGGCATTTTTAGTGTTGTTATATTCGGTACTGTTTATTGCCAGTGTCTGTTGCTGAGTGCGGAGAGCATTAACAACCGAATTTATTTCCGTTTCAGACATCCGGTTTGCAGTAATAAAATCCGCAATAGTTTGAGATGTTTTTTCGGATTGGCCGCCTAAAGCAATCAGCTCGGTTTGTAGATTTTTAGCTGCCTGAGTCACTCCGGTAAACGGATCCGTTTTGCCTGATGCGGAAGCTTTGCTTCTTAAATCATCAAGGAGCCCATCAACATTCTGAATTGTCGCGGTTGCTTCAGTGCCGTCAATTGATATTTTTAAGGTTATATCGTTCATTTGTTTTTAAGGTTAAGTTGATAAGCAAGATCGTCTTTAAGTTCATTTAACTTTCTAATTAACTTAGCATAATACCATTGATAAAGGCGGAGATAAGAACAATTATATCTTAATTTCTCGGCTTCGGCCAAGTTACCATCACATACAAAAAAGAGAATTGAGTCTATTGGTGTTAGTCTCAATTCTCCGGTTTCAGTTTCTGCCCTATATTCCTTTAGTCTTTCAAGCCGGACTGTGACTTCTTCAATTTTTTGAATTGCTGTTCCAAATAGTTTCTGGAAACAACATTGAGTTTCACTGTTCTTAAAAAAAAATCACCCATTATAACAGGAATCAAAGACGTGTTTATTTTGCCAAAAATATCCTTTTGATATTCGGCAGGGTTAACCGGTTCAAGTATTATATTAAGAAACTCCCTAACTTCGGCACCGGTAAAATCACCGGTGGCAGTCCCGTCTTTAACAGTTACCCTGGATTGAATTTGCTCAACATGCTCCTGCTCATCAAGAGTAAGGTCTTTAAATTTGAACTTTATTCCACCAATTTCGTAAACTTTATTATCAAGTTTTGCTAAGATTTCATTATCCATAATTTTCCTTTATTCATCTGCCAATAATTGATTATAACCAGTAAGATTTTTATTAACCCATTGATAAATATAATTTGTCAATTCAGCATCCACGCTTAAGGTGATTCGATCAATCTTGAGGGGATTTTTATTAAGGCTGTTTACATCTAGAAATCTTTGTAAAACAAGCTCACAGTTATTTGAAGAGATAGAAAAAGATGAAATTACAGAGACATTTGATGTACCATAATCAGTATCGATAACCTTAATAAATCCTTTATAATTAAAACCGCTATATAATATTTTATCAGCGATGTAGTTTGCAAACTCCTTGCTATTGCTGAAATATGTATTAGCGGGTACGACCTTGCTCGGGGAAGTTAATGTCTGGGTGTCATTGTAAAATAATTCAGGGACGGACTGTACCGGTTCCGGTATATACGGGTCGGCAGCAACAATGCCCTTATAGAGCAGAGCTGCTGCAACGTTTATTTTTCCATACCCGTTATAAATATCCCAGGGCTTTGAGACCCTGCTTGGTTCAGTTCTGTCTGCGGTCATTCGTGCCCGGAAGCGAGCTTCCCACCAACTACAGTTTAATACATCTTTAGTCCTAAGCAATTTGCCCAAAACTGTACCATTTCCAAAGCTGCTCTGGTCATCAAACCCGGTGTTATCATCCACCAGATCTTTATCCCAAAACTCCAGGCCTTTTCCAAAACCGGTGTTATTTCTCAACTCCAGGTCACCGGCACCGGTAACTACAATTACAGGGGGCTCTTCATTCTGAAATACCTCCAATAAAGTATAGTTATTTGTTCCAAGCGGGAAAAAAGTTTGGACTCTTGGGTATAAACTTTGCGCATCATTTACGTAACCGGCCACGCCCGAATAACTTCTTATAAAGGCAATTACATTTTCGTTATTCTGGGCATAAGCCTTGGCGTTGTTATAACCGTTTATAATAGTTATCTGTTCAGATATATCAGACCCGTAACCATTTATTATGGCCTGTTTAATATCTAACGCGTGCTGACCCGGATTGCCCGAGTCATCTGATACAACTATGCGTATCATGGAAGAACCAACCAGTCATCTCCTCCGGCAGTGCCAGGTACTAAGTATAGTTCAATTTTTCCGGGACCTTCAAACATACGCACTGAATTTCCCGAAGAAATGTCATAAACAACTAGATTATGCTCCACAGTTGCACCAGTGCAAATTATTGTGATTTTTTTGCCGAAAAATTGAGCCCGATCAGCGGGAAGATTGATTGTTATTTCTTTACCTGCGGCATTAGTATTCGCAACTATAACATCTTCCAGTGGTGAAACCTCATGGGCATCATCCACTATAGGACCTTGGTTGTTGTTACCGGTTTTTTGTTTATAATTCCAAATATCATAGCCAGTGCCGTTTGAAATTAGGGTTACTTCTTCATTTACTTTCAAATTTATGGCACCAATCGTCAGTTGAAAATTGGGAGCCTCAGCAAGACACTTTATGTGGAATATTTTACCCTTATTAGTCGCGGCCTCAGGCAAAGTCATTGGGAACGTACCCTCAAAACCAGAAAAAGTTATAAAATCATCCTCATTTGTTACAGTTACCGTAACGCTGCCCAAAGGCAAATCAACTTGGACAATACTGCGTTGGTTACTTCCATTCTGAAAAGGAATAAAATCTTCTATAGTTGCTTGCTGTGTCTTATCGCCGGTAACTGTAACGGTTCCGCCGAATAAAGCAACCGGAGTTTCATCAACGACTTTGTACAAAACATAATTCGCTGAGTTAGGCAAATTGTCCAGGTCTTCATCTGTAAGCTTTATAGTATAACCGGTGCCGGACACTATGTTTATTTCATCACTGCTGCCGCCTAATGTTTTTGTACTCTTAGTAAGCAGTGGAAGGCCGTGTTCATCGTTGAACCTTACAAGCACTTCATCAGTATCTGCTGCCGGTGCGTAAGCAAAACTAACCGAAGCATCTCCGCCCCGGGCTCCGATAATATTTTGTGTAGTCATGTTAGAATGCCTTAATGGTTAATATGTTGGTTGGCAATGTACGTATTATAAACTCACTCAGATATACATTACCTGTTAGTGATACTTTTGAATTCCTGTCAGTGTCACCTACTAAAAAGTTCTTTTGAGAAAACAATGCACCTGTCTCAATTACATATTTAGCATATGTATTGATGCCGATTTTATCGGTCAATTCAAATGCTGAATCGAAAGGAAGATTATTAAGCTTTACAATCTTGCTGCAATTTGCATCACTCGTAGTAAGTTCAAAACTTGTTTTTATCCACTTAATCCTTGTGCGGTTTGCGGCAAGTTTATTGCCTTCAGTGCTAAACACATACTTACAGTCAATCAGTTCATCCTGTAAGAATAAATCATCCATTGTCGTCCCCCCGTTTAAACCGTATGCTTTTGCGGAATAGAATTCGGGTTTAACGATATAATCAGGACGCCGATAGCCTTTTTTGTATCCAATGTTCAATTTTACAGCCTGAGTTGACGCAGTCTGTAAAATTAACTCTGCCCGGTCATCACTTAAAGACACGGTATTTGTTACTTTAATTACCTGCTTATTCAAGTCTCTTGTATAAGTGAAACCAGGGCTCATATAATCCTGACCGGTAAAAACGAAAATACCGTTCGGACTGGTATAATAGCCCTGTGCATCAACCTGATAACCTTCAGTCAGAACAACTATATCACTCCCGGATACTCCGATGAAGCCCATCAGATACCACAAATAGTCGAAGTTATTCATTTGCGAAGTGCCTTCAATAACAAAATTAGTGCGGCCACCTGAGGGCCTTTCCTTGAAATCATTAGTCGTATCAATGGGCTCTATTTTTAATTCAGCACCTTCTCTAAATGAAAAGCCGAGCACGCCGTCAATGGCGTTGCCGGCTATAAAAGAACCTGCAAGTCCTTTAGGGATAAGAAATATCTCCTTTATGCCAATTGTGCTATGCATTTATAAACTCCTTATTATTAATATCTAATCATCTGATTTATGCTTGGAATTTTTCCTAAGACTCTTAATTTTTTTATATGTATAGATTATCGTAATAACGAGAAGAACAATCTTTAAAAATTGTTCTAATAGGTTAAGCTGCCCGCTTAACTGTTGGCTGGTAACGACAATCGTCAGTAAATTTACAATCCACGACCCCACTATTTCGGCAATATTTTTAAACATGCTGTTCATTTTATAATGAATAATATAATTGCTACAACCAATAAAACTATTTTTATTACCGGCTTACCAAGCTTTTGGAACGGGTCAGATGATTGTTTTGATACTCTGAAAAATGGCAGACCTCGTAAAAGATTTAGCCCGCCATCAAAGCAAATCCACCATATAGAGGCCAATAAATATATTGAGGTAAAAAAACTCAACTGCAACCCGTATTCAAACCAGCATAAGTATATAAAAGTAACCGCAAGTGCGGCAAGCTGAGTTAAATGCCAATATGTGCCCGATTTTGGGCTCGCATTTGGCTTAAAACGTTCGGCCTCACGGTAATAATTTTCAAGTACCGTCATAGCCAGAATCAATATAAAAGCTATTATTAAATCCATTTTAGTTTTTTTATTAATATGTAAATAACTACACTGGCCAGAATGCCCAGGGTTATTTCCCCCAGGCCTTCCAGCCAGGACTTTTGTTGTTTATTCTTTTCAGGTGCAACCTGAGTAGTTTTTTTAATATTAGTTTCTTTAGTATAAGTTACCGGTACCTTAGCCGGCTTAATCTTATAATCAATTTTCTTTGTCTTATAATTAAACTTAATAGTAGCTGTCGTATCGTTACCGTTAAGCTGAGCACCTTCATATATATCCGAAGCTGAATCAGTAAGCATCACAAATATTGAACCCTGTATAGCAGGCACATCAACAAAAACTGTTGTATCTTTCTTAGTTACTTCGGTTTCTTCTTTAACTATTTTGGGAGCAGAAGAACATCCGCTTAATGCAAGCATACAAATGCAGAAGTAAATAACGCCCGCCAAAAATATGGCTGCATATAATATGTTTTCGGTCTTAACCCTGTCCATTATCTTCCTCCTTATTAGGCCATTTAAGCGGCTTGCCTGTCATAAATCCATTTAAGCCGAAAGCAAAACCGGTAATTATTGCCAGAATAATTTTTACCCAGACCGGGAACGGTACTTCAAACTGTAAAGCTGCATACAGTATTGAACCGGCTGTACCGCCTGCAAAGCCGGCAATGTTTGTAACTAAATTCTTGTTATTTATAAGCCATTTAATCATTGTTTAATACCTATTTCAGAAAGCCATTTCTGAACGTCAAACGAAGGACAGGCCTTCTTTGCAACTTGATTATGACCAATTATTTTTGCTTCCGGATGCAGCTGATGAAACTTAATAACATATTGTTTTAATGTTTCTCTCTGCTCCGTTGTCCTTGTATCTTTAGGATCCATATTTTTATCGCAACCGCCAACATAAACAACATGGCGGGCAATCATATTCAGGCCAACGGCACCGAAAGTGTATTCGTTCTGTTCCACATAGTTGTTTTCATTATACGGCCGTAAATTTATAAGCCTTCCGTTTATGTCTATCATATCGCTATAGCCGACACGGCTCCATCCGCGTCCGCCTTCAGAAACAGGGGCTGTATGAAATCTTATAATGTCAGCTCTTGAAAGATTTCTGCCTTCAGGACTGGCAGTACAGTGAACAACTAAATATTGTAATAAACCCATATTTTTTACCTAATTATTCTTGTTGCGGAGGAGGGAGTTGAACCCTCGAGGCTTTCGCACCGGGGCATGAACCCGGCCTGATTCCACTTCAGACACTCCGCTATATATAAGGGATAAGGTTTTACACGCCTTATCCCTCATTATGAAGGTGGTTATGGAAACGACTATAAACGAATTCTTGATAACCTTCTTAAAGCGTCAGTCCTTTCGCAGGCAAGGTTCAAGAAAAACTGCATTCTTGCTTTACCTGAAGGTGTTCCTTCCGCGTCTTGGAAATCCTGAAAATAGAAACCACTATTGGTTGACCAGGCAACTCCAAGCTCTTCGGCAAATCTTGCAATATAAAGGGAAGTGCAATCTGAATTAGTTCCGTCACTTTCCGTCTGCGAAATGCAATCTGACGGAAGTTTTATGATAGGGATACTGTTAAAGGTTGCAACAGGAATTCCGAAGCTGTTCAAACTCTGCCCTGACGCGCCGTGGCGTCTTGCAATGGTAGTTAATCGACTGCCCAAAGAAGTATTACAAATAATTGCATTAGCGCCTGGAATGTTTGCCATTTCCTGCTCAATCATTTCCATAAGCGCATCCTGATTTGCAGTAGTGTTAAGCTGCAAAGAAACATTTTTGTTCATTGCTGCCAATTCGGCAACAGTAAATCCCAATGCCGCAGTCTGGCCGGCTGCGCTTGCATCTTTTACAAAAGTTGACAGGCCAAGCAGCTGGCTATCGGCATTGGTACCGGCAAGCATATGCGCCTGAATTTCCTTACCCAATTTAACGGCCAACCCGCCAAGCCGGCGGTCTGCAAATAGTTTTAGAGCTTGGTCACCGCCGCCTAAAGTGGCATCAAGCTTTCTTAAATCATCAATCTCAATCTCTCGAGAATATAAAGCCAGGTTGTTAACAGCAGTTGACGGTTTCTGTGCATCTTTCTGAGCGGCTTGGTTTTCAGCTCTTGCGGCAGTGCTGGTAAAGGTATCCGAATCCTTTACGTGAATTGCGGTCGAAAAATCAAGCTTGAATTGTGCATATTGGAACAATGGATTGATTTCAAGTATCTTTGCCAGTAATCCGGATGCACGGCCTGTCAACTTGGAAATTTGTGATACTAACATTTTTTATTACTCCTTAATAATTCTAAATTTTTATAAATATTCTTCTTCACTTTCCGACTGAGGCAATTCCGCTTTGGCGGCATTAAAGGCCTCGTTTTCATCTTTGCCTTCGGCTTTAGCCGTAATGTGACTTTTGGTAATAATTCTAAATTTTTGTAAATATTCTATGTCACTTTCCGACTGAAGCAATTCCGCTTTGGCGGCATTAAAGGCTTCGTCTTCATCTTTGCCTTCGGCTATAACCGTAAGTTGACTTTTGGTGTAGCCGTTTTGTCTTATGGCAAACTCAAATTCATAACTAATTTTCTCAATTGGTTTTGGGGATGTCTTTGCCATATTATTCTCCTTGTGGGATTTCTAATGCTGGGTTTTGATTATGTTTTTTAATAGCATCCAAAATGTTTCCGCCCTGCTCAAGCGTATTTAATTTTGTTGGAGCATCCGAATCCTTCTCTTTCTTTCCGCCGTCTCCCTGGATAGCCGGCAGTGCCATGGCAATTTTCTCGGCTCCTTCATAATCTTTGTTGAAAAGATTTAACCAATCCGCCTTTTGTGCTTCGGTAATTTTTTTATCCTGGAACAACTTATTAACAGCGGCATCCACTTTGGCTTGTTGTTCGGTAGCTGCTTTCTGCTTCTGCATATTAGTAACTTTATCCCTGTATGTCTTTTCTTCTATCAACGCGGTTTTAAGCTCTGCTATCTCCTGTTTAAGAATGTCAATAGTAGAATCACTTTTCGGCTCAGGCGATTTTGGCGGATCCACTTTCGGATTAGGTTCATCGTCAATTGTTTTTAACGCTTCCTCTATTTCCTGTTTCTTTTCTTCTGTGTTTACTCCGAGTTTTTTTAAGAACTCGATTAATTTCTGTCGCATTTGATTCCTCTGTGTTTACAAGATTATTTATACTGTTTGTAAAAACTCAAAGCAAATATTGTAATTTGTATAAACTATTGTTGGGCATATACGTATTTGGACAACTATTTTATAAGCTTTATAATATTTTTACAATAAAATTTCGGGTAATAAAATGTTTGAGTACAATGAAGTAGTTAATTATCTAAGCGCGTCTGCTAAAGCAAGGCTGGCTGATGCAAATTTATATGCGGGATACGCAGTCCAAGCAGAGATAATATTAAATCAGGCTTCGGGGGTGGATATTTCTACCAAGCCGGCCTGGGCTTTAATTCCTTTTGTCCGCGTCCTTGATTATTTGATTCTTAATACCTTAACCGGTATGAGCGACCAGTATATTGCTGTTGTTACCAATAACTACAAAGAAGCAATTAAAACGGCAAAAAATAATACGCAAACTGACGCTCTGGCCATTGATTCAGTCTCGGTAACTAATAGCAGAATAGGTCCTATTCTTGGAGATTATGATGTTAACATTTAAGCAGCTTAATAATGAATTGTTGGCTTATCTAAAAAATAATAATACCGGTCTATCGGTTGAGTTCGGTAAACTTGGCGGCGGCGCAGATGTTTTACCGCAAAATCCGCCTTGCGTTTGGATTTACGGCCAGCCCAACTGCGAGGTTACCAAAAATCATAATAAAGCGCCAATAAATTATAAGGCGGCTTTTGAATTATTCGTCTGCACCTCAGGAAGTACTGATAAAAATTTTGGTTCCTTTCTGGATTGCATTGAACTTGCAGAAACCATTTCCTGGCAGATAGATTCATTCCCGCATTACGCAGACGCATTGTTGAGCAATATTGATATTGGGTTCACAGGACTTGATTATCCGGAAGACTTCTTAACCATTGACGGAATTTATGGTGATTTAGCCGTCGTTTGTTTACAATTTAATTTAACTTATTCTCTTCATCAGGAGATACGATGAACAAAGAAGAAATTAAATCCATTGCTTTATTTAAGGCAAATAACCCGACCTCAACTATAAAGGAAATTGCGGAAATATTTAACGTAAAGCCGCACCAGGTACGGTATGCCATAGATAAATATACTGACTCAGCTAAATTACTTAAGGGCAATAAATCCGGCAGAGTGCAGGCCTCAAAAATGATTGCAAAAAAAATAAGCGATATAGTCTTGTTTAATAAACAGCTCGGCTTTGTAATTTCAGAGTTGGATAATGACGATAAAATGCCGCTTAAAACCAGAATCGACTATCTTTATAAAATTACAAAGATGAAAACTTTTGTCCAGGAAGTAGAACTTGAATCCCACCTTAAACGGGTGGATGCTGCAATTATCGGCGGAATAATAAAAAGATTTTTACCCGACGCGACAAACGAAGACGTGATAAACATCTACAATGAGGAGCTCCACAAATGGCAGAATTCAAAAAAATAGTCCCGGCGTCATTGACTGCTATTTTTATTTACTTTGTGACTAAAGACAAAAACTTAAATAAAGCCCCGTGGCTGTGTTTTCTATTACAAGGGACATTAAGTTACCTAAAAAAAAGTTTGAACGTTTTTGAATGGGGTTTGAACGTTTTTGAACGGGGTCTCAAATGACAATTAAACCGTTTTCTGCTTCAGAACTGAATATGTCCGAATTTAAGGACAAAATTGAGCTTGAAGAAGCTTTTTCGCCTGGTATTCCATTTCCTAAATCAGAGATGTCCTCATCTGCATCTTTAATACGCCTTAAAAAAGCAGTTAAAGATTTTGCTTATTTTGACGAAGTTTATTTTCCGCCGGATTGTTATTCTGATTATGCGGAGCCAAATAAAATGCTAAAAGATATTATCAAGTTTTCCAGATCTGAAGGGATACATATATTTTTTGGGCCCAGGAACCACGGAAAGACTGTCCAAGGCAAAAAAATTTTAGTCTGGCTGTTGCTTACCGGGCAGGTGAGCATAGCCGGAACTTACGCCGAGACGCTCAATCCTAAAAGCTACAACATACTTGCGGATGTCTCAAATATAATAAAGAACAGCCCCCGGATACAGTATGATTTTAAGCCTGTTCTGCTGGAAGATAATGCAGACCAGATCCAGTTCAAGCTTAAGCTGTCGCTTAATACATTTAAGCAGTTACCTCGGCTGAAAGGTTTCCGTTACTGTGCCGCTTTCTCGCAAGGACGTTCTGTACGCGGATACACAAAAGAATTCGGCAGGCCTCAATTTATACTTGGTGATGATGTAGAAACTTTGGAATCCGCATTTAACACAGAATCAAATCTCCAGAGGATAGATAAATTAGTAGAATCTTATCATTCAATGATAGAAAATTCTACCTTCCTAATAATGGCAAATGATTTTTCCACTGCCTCAGCATTGCATCAGCTTAAAATTCAGGCTGAAGATAATTTGCTTGCAAATAATCTTTTTCATTTCCACACATATTCGGCTTGGGACGATAAAAATAAAAAGCCTTTGTGGCCTGAAAAATATCCTGCAAAAAGCGAGAGCGAACTTAAGGCAATATTGAAACCAAAAGACGAATCGGACTGGAATGCGAATTATAGGAACGACCCCAAACCACCGGAAGGTATTTTCTTCAAACGTCAATATTACAAGGAGTATACATCCTTACCCAATGATTGCCGGGGTGTGATATATTGTGATCCCAATTTGAGCAAGAAAGGCAAAGGTGATACTACCGCAATTGTTCCTCTGTTATTTTCTCCTAAGACAAATTGCTATTATGTACCTATGGCTGTTTGCAGAAGTTTTAGTGATTCAAATCAGCTTTTAGACTCAATACTCATTCTCAAGAAGCAATTTTCTGAGAATATTTCTCAGATTGCTTTTGATGGGCAGGTAAGCCAGGAAAGTACTTGGACACAGTTAGTCAGAGATTATGTTCTGATAAACAAAATTCCATTTCCCGTAATTCAATATAAGAGTTACAAGGTGGACGATTTGGCAAAAAATCTTCAGATGGTATACAGCGAATCGAGAATCTTTTTTCCTCCTGGATTTGCCAAAACTCCGGAAGGTGAAACGTTTCTATTTCAGTTCTTCAGCTTTGCAGGAAAAAAGGCAGGCAGAAAAGACGATGCGCCAGACGCTGCCATCTGTGCATTTGAATTTATTCACGAATGTTCATTGCATCGTGAATCTCAGCCGGTTACAGTTATTAAAGATTATTATTCATTATTATAGATAAAGGTACCAAATGAATATTTACCCAGGTTTACAGAAATTTTTTATAGTCGCAAAAAATGTTGAAGACTCGAAGCCGAAAGATAGAGATGTATATACTTTTTATAATTACCTGAAAACAATATTAAAAGTCAACAGCCGTTTAATGGGGCATTTTATTACCAGAACTACCGCTTTAACAGCGTTTGACTGGAGTATGGAAGGCTCGGATCAGAAGGCTGCCGAAGAAGCTGTTAGCAGGTTACGGCCCCTGATAAATGATATTATTTCAAATCACGCTTATGCCGCATTATTCGGAAGTTCTTTATATATACTTGAACTTGTAAATAATGAATATGGTTCTCAGCTTCGGCTGAAAAACAAAAGAGATCAGTCCATGTATGATTATGATTTACCGTACATATACATTAAGGACGAAAACGGGAATATATTAAATACTATTAACATCAACGATGATATGTTTTATTTAATTGATACCGCTCCTTATTATGCAAAGGGAGGAATATTAAGAACTATTATGCCTTCAGAAATAATAAGGTTCGATATGGTAATTGAAAATGCAAACTGGCTGCGAAAATTAAAGGGTATATTACAGGTTATTAATAAGAACGCAGCGCCAAGCGAACAACGGGCAGCAGAGCTTGCTGCACAAACGGCAATAAGGGATAATTACCTTGTAACATCAGATTTGATTGAATTCCGATTAAATCAGATAGCTGGCCAAGGCGGAACTGCGTTCAAAGATTTTATTAATAGCATTGATAGATCAATTTCAATTGCAATTTTAGGCCAGGCAAATACCGCTGAACTTCCAACTTCAGGTGGCAGCAGGGCAGCGCTTCAGGTAATGAAAATGATTTCCGCTGATATTGCCTATTCGGATATGGTTAGAATTGAAGCTTTAGTAAACAAGTTATTGCTTCGTGATTACCGGCTTAATCGTTCCCTCGATGCAGCTTCGGTTCCATATAAATTCAGATTTAAGATTGAACAGGAAGAAGATATTCTTAAAAATGCAGATGCAATCAATGTTCTTAAAACTGCCGGCATCCCGCTGATAAGAAAAGAAGTCTATGAGAAAATTGGATTTTCAATTCCTGGAGCCGGCGAAGAAACAATATGAGAAACCAGCTTCTTAAAAATATTGGCAACACCGTTATTGGTATGGTACAGCAGAATATTGCTGCCGGGCGGGATAAAGACGGAAACAGTTTTCAATATTCGGACAAACCTTTCTATATGCCTTATAATAGGGCTGTACGTGCTAAATTGGGGAAAGACCAGGAAGGGAAACTTTATAACATTGTAACCAGTAAACGCACCGGGAAGCTTGGAATGATTATCCTTTGCGGATATGCCAACTATAAAGCCAAAGTAAGGCCAAATGCGGAGGGGAAGTTCCTGCAATGGACAGGCAAAATGTTACGGAATATGAATATTACCGATATTTCTGATGATACTGTTACCATCGGTTTCCCTGACCCCGTACAGAGTCAAAAGGCTTTTTGGTTTAATGTTTCGGGCGTTGGAAAGTCCAGAAAGCTTTGGAAGTTTTTCGGACTTTCCGCAGAGCAGAAAAAAGAGCTGGCTAAAATGTATGAAGATGCAATTATTAAGGACTTCTTGAATATTAAAACGAAGTAGGAAATCCCTTGGTATCGTCCTGGACGCCGAATTCAAATATTTCAGAAGGTGCAGCAAAGTCTTCTTTATTTATACCTGCATAGTTAGCAATTTCCAATAGTTCGTCCCAGGTAATATTTCTGTTGTCATTTTCGCTAAACAGATAACCTGAAATAAATGCTTTAACTTTATCTGTTAATAAATCTGCATCTTTTATTTTTTTTATTCGTTCTATCAATTCTTGTTTATTCATAATTATCTTTCTTTTATGTATTCTTTTCCATTTGGCAGCATAAAAGTAACCTTTTTTATTTCTTCCTCAAAATCGAAAAATATTCTTCTTTTGAAAGCATCATCAATAACATTAATAAGATCTCCCGTGAATTCTTTTTCATATTTAAGATAAATAACAATATTACCGCTCTGCTTTTTACCATATCTGATTGCATTTGCAATCTGATTTGGTAACTTTCCACTCGCATTTAACGTCTTATATTCAACAAGTTCTCCGTTTTCATATGCATCGGGGCTCTTACCACCGGTAAATTTAACAGTTTTTCTCAGCAAAATTTTATAACCTTCTTTAGCTCTTATTTTAGCTATTCCCAGCTCATCACCCTGACTATTCTTAAAGCCGCGCTCCGCAAAAATATATCCTTTGGTGCCTTCCGGTAATTGAATCCTTTTCCCGTTGAACGGCACCCATCTGTGCGTGCAATTATAACCGCCCATATAATAAGCGGCCGGCTGGCCGAAGCTGTTTATCATTTCAAGGATCTCCGCTACTGAATAAACACCGCCATAGTGCAGCTTACAAAACTTCCTCTGCGGCCTAAGTCCGTCATATTGTGCAAATACGTCCGTTCCATCCCCGGTTTCGCTTGATTCAAGAAGGTTAATAATCATTCGCGCCCTGTCCACTGCTGCCTGGTTTGTTTCAATTTCTGTATTGATGTGGTGTTCTTTGTAATCAAGTTTTCTTAAGGAATCTCTTACAGTTTCGGACCAATCTAAATTACCGTTTAATCCTTCTTTAATACCCTCATAAACGTTCCTTAACAAGCTTCTACCGTTTGCTGTCATTGCAGAGTTGTACCGTCTTTCAATCATATTTACAGCTTTATCGGCTTGCTGTCTTGAGTAATCTGACAAAGCCCCGGTATTATCATTCCACTTAATATAATCTCTCAATTCGTCAATGAGCCGGTTTGTAGATTCCTCTTTTGACCCGACTTCTTCTTCCAGGGCTTTCCTAAGCTTTCTGTAAAGGTCATCTTCAGAAATTGATTTATTATAATACTCAATTATAAGCCGTTTTATTATATCTCTAATCATTAGTTATCAAATAAAGAAGGTTTATTGATGTCCTGTATTTGCTTGCGGTCATTTTTCCAACTTATTTTCTGGTTTAAAGTACTTTCCACATAATAACGGGCTCCGCATTCATCGCACACAACAAGGCGTGTATCTGCCTTATCTGATGCAAACCAAACGTTATCCTTCCGGATCCGATTCCTGTACACTTTGACAGTAATCAATTTTTCACAACCGCAATCCACACAAACCATATTATCCTAAGTTTTTTACTGCTGCAATTAATTTGCTGGCGTCTGTTTTCATTAGCCAGCTTATATTATCAATTCCGGTAATTTTTTTACACAGTTTATTTAAACTCTGTATATCCTTTGCCCGGCTTTTTTCTTTCCACATTGCAGCAATATAATCTAACTGGCTTTGAGTTATTCTGCAATGCTCAGGCTTTTTTGGGGTTACATTCTTAATGGTCGTCTGTTTGAAGCCCATTTGTCTGAATTTGCTAATTATAGTGTTAACATCTTTTGTATTGAGGTCACGGGTATGCTCAACGCCAAAACCGGCAATAAGGGCCCTGTATGTTTCTTCATCAAGACCGCATCGGCTTGCTGCTACCCGGATAAGCTTTATTTGCGCTGCCGAAATCATTTTACCACTCCTTCCCGCAGATGCTGCATGTATCAAAAAGCATACTTTTCTTAATTGCACTTGTGCCGTCTGCATTTTTATGTGAACAATTCTGCTGCATAATTGTAGTTAATAGAGAAATCATTCCTTTGTTCTTTTTAGACATTGATTCATGAAGCTTATTTATTTCCGCCTGTTGTTCCTTCAGTATAGTAATGGCAGCATCAAGAATAATAACATCTTCCGGGCTTAACATTTATTGCCTCGCAAATTATTAACAGCTATTTTAAGAGATGAACAATGATATTCAACCTGCGCAACTCGGTCAGTAAGGCCTTTTTTGTTGATTTCAGAGTGACGTTTATTTATAATCATCCGGAAGTTCTTTACATCAGCCTCCAGATTTTTCAATATTTTTGCTAATTCTTTATCCATTTAATTTACCTCCGTTGAAAAACATTTTAATGCGAATAATTAAATTTGGTTTCCAATTATCCCCTTTGCAGGTGTTAAAATAAGACCTACATGTATCTATTCGATATGATACTCCTGAAGCATCATATCTTTTAGTTAATTTACAGCACGGGGCAGGGACAAACTTTATTATTTTATGTGCACAAGTTCTACAATTTCTATCCATTTTTAACCTCTCTAATTTGATCTCCGCAATATTCGCATTCATGCAGAGTCCCTAAACTGGTCGGTAGCTCTTTGTATTTGTGCTCACCGCCATTTAGGCAGGGTGCTTTTTCAGCATCATAGTCAAAAATAATTGCTGTCGTATAAACGAATGTCTTCCCGCAACCTTCACATTCTTGGCTAAATTTTTCATTCTCTGCATATCCATAACCATCATCGTGGTTTATGTCATTAGGTGCCCCACAATAAGGGCAGTCAACATCTGAATATTCATAGCTCATACCTCAATCCTCCAGTGCGAATTTATCTTCTAACAAGCTTGCCAGCTCCTTCTTAGCCTGGTCTTCAGCAGTAAATCTACTGAATAGTTTCCATTCCCTATAACTTGCATCCATAAACCAAATTGAGTGGTCAGCTCTCAGTCTGTAAAATGTAAAGCCTTTATTTATTAGCTTATCTCTATCGTCCTTTGTGAGCCCAACTGAGATAAAAGTATTACAGCTCAATAAATTTCTAAGGTATATTACAGCATCCTTTTTTTTCTCAAAGCCACGTATTATCTTAAAATGACCACCTTCATAGCCTTGTATAAACCAACCGTGCTTTGACTTAACTATTTTATCTAGCAGGTAAATTTCAAAGCCGGCGTCCTTAATTTTATCAAAATATTTATTTTCCATCTTTTACCTTCCTTTTTTAATCAAAGCCGGCTAACCCTTGCGGGAAAGCAACCCAACTGCTTTAGCCGGCCATTGAACCATCTATTTGTTTTGTGGGTATTTAATTTTTTGATACTTCTGCCGGAACCGCTTCCAAAGCCTCAAAATTAACATCACAGTAAAACACTTCGGAATTATCTATCTTCAAACCTACACTTGCCAATTTTGCATCATCAAGAACTTTAGCTGCATAATCAGCAAGTATCTGGTCTTTGTCCAATTCATCTTTTGTTCTAATATACTTGGTCTCCAAAATCTTTTTTACCAGTTCTTTGGCTGTATCAGGTGTATACTTACGGCTTAGCATCAATACCTTAGGCGGGGTATTTCTAAAGCCAATAGTCCCAAAATTTAAACTCTTACTCCTTAACTTCTCAAAGTCTTCTTTATTTTTTTTGCAATACGCCTTAATATCCGTTCTAAGTTTGTCTACTTCCTCTTGAAATGCGTTCGTCTCCTCGACATACTTTTCTTTGATATTATTGATCTTGAGATTCATATCCGCCTCTTTCTTTGATATTATGATCTCTTTTTCTGCAATAGTTTTTATCGCATAGTCCACATCACTATAATTAGCGAACTTCATTCTATTCTCCTTCTTTTATTTTATAGTATGTTACAAATTTTCCTGTCGAACGGCATATATATTTACCGCTCATTTCAATCAAACCTTCTTTTAAAAGAGATGCGCGCCTATCAGGAATTATGCTTAAACTCAATCCCGTAAGCTCTGCTATATCTCTATCGCAGGCTTTAGAAAGACATTTAATCGCAAAAAGCACCGTCCGTTTTTGAGATAATCTTAATTCCCGGACATCCATAGAATTATAGGATTCAGCGCTGTTATAATTATTTTGATCAAACAAGTCATCCATTGCAACCATTTGTACTTTCATACCGGCTCCCTAAAATTTTATTTTCTTTCATTTTTACTAAAGTTATAAGCAGTTTTAGTTTTACGGATTCTAAAGCCATAAGCGCTTCAGCATCCTCCATCTCTGATAATTTGTCAATCAGGCCGTTAATTTCCATGCAGATATTCTCAATTACGGGTTTCATAGGCCTTTTGTATTTCCTCTTCAAGTAAACTGTCTTTTATTTTTTTTAGGAAATAAAACATATCTACATCTTCCTGATTGTTGACATTGTTTTTTGCCTTTAGTAAAGCCATCTTTCTGTACTTCAGGGATTCAAGCATAACAGCCTCCACGTCAGCGGATTCCGGGTGCATTTGCCTACAGGCATCAATTACAAAAGTTTCAGTTAATTTGTGCGGCATTTAATACCTCCATATTATCCGGCTCTGCCGTATTAAACAAATTTGGTTCTTCAAACTTTTTACCGGTCGTAAGCTCATACAATTTAATCATGGAATTTAGAGTCTTTATCAACTCGGATTTCTCTCTCTTAGCTTCTTTAATCTGATTGAATATGCTAATATATTTGTTATATCCTGCCTCGGCAGTGTCTAACTTTTTGCTAAGATCTTCAGTTTTATCAGTATTGCGTTTTATGCTTTCCTGAATTGTTAAAACGACATCTGCTATTCTATTTGTCTCGTCCATTTCCGCCTCCTAGTGTAATAATATTTTTGAAACAGCATCAACAACATCTTCATTAACGGTTTGAAGCCCGTTCAGATGTAACGCATCCCGGCTCCTCAAAAGCATCTTTTCAAGCAGACGGCCGTTTCCGCCGCTCTTTTTGTAAAAGGCTTTCCAAACTCCGTTAGAGTTAGGAAAGAAATCTTTAACCAGCATTTCAACATCTTCTTCTGAAAATTTGTCAAGCCGCCGTACCATACCGACACGGCTGTACAGCTGCTGATACTCGCCTTTGAAGCCGCTTAAATTATGTATTAAACGCGGTAAGCCTGTTAGCAAAATTCCAATCTTAGCCTTGTCATTAATTCTCCGTACTAACTCAAGCGCCCTGTAAGGCAGATATTCGGCTTCATCAACAATTATAAGCCTGTTGCTGTTTTCAAGCCTTTTAACAGCCTTATCAAACAAATCGTGGATGTGCCCGATGCCGTCAAGCCCAAGTCTTCTGTGCAGTTCCTTGAATAACACCTTAGCTGAATAACCAAGGTCGGCTTCAATAAGAATAGCACTGCTGTTCTTTGCTGTATATTCCTTTACGGCCATTGTTTTTCCGCTGCCGGCTTCACCTACCAAAACGCCGATTTCCCTTCTTACCTGGCAGTCATAAGCGATGTCAAATACTGCTTCAGCATTGCTTAACATCATAAAAGGAATTTCCCGCAAATCAATTTTTGCTATCTCATTTTGCCGTTCAAGGAAAGCAATTACAAGTTTTTTAATGTTCCCGGAATTTCCGGCATATTTACCATTTACCCACATATTAAGCGTACTTGAGGCAATGGGTATCATTTTTGCAACAGATGCAAGACTGCTATTGTGTTCTTCACAATATTTTTTTAACTTTGTAACAGTGTTTGTGTTTTCTTCCATTGAAAACCAACCTTTCTTTTCTTTAACTATTAGTTAAACATATACCCGCTGTAACGGGTATTTTTATTTTAAATTATATCCTCGTTATTATTCTCAGCTGCACGTTTTTCAGATTCAAACAAGAATATCTTCTTTTTATGGGTCTGCATTGCCGGTATTGAACCGTATGTACCGGTCTTTTCCATTTCAATTGCTTTTCTGTTAACATTATCCATCACTGTGTTAAGGATTATTTTACTTTCCTTCAATTCCGGCTCTGCTGTTGCTGAAGCCAGTCCCAAAGCCATATTGTGCAGTATCTCCTGCGGTTCTATATGGGCAGTAGGGAGGTAACTTTCCATAATTTTAAGCTCCTGATTGCGGGCTTTAATTAAGCCGGCAAGCTGTTGTTTGCTTAAATCATCATTTGCAAGGGCGGGGGAGTCCCACGCATTGAGATAAGCCTTGCCTAAATACTCATCATTGGTAACATTAAAGCACCAGGCTTCCTGGTATTTTTCAGGATCCCGCCGCATATAAACTTTTACGCCCTTCCGGCCCTGCATCCATTCACCCCAATAATACAAGTTGTAATTTCTGTTTATCGTTAAGCCGTTTCTGCCTATTGTTAATACCTGGCTTGTACGCATACAGAATAATTTAAGAGCTTCCGGCGTTACTTTATTAAGGCCCCTAAATTCCTTATAAAATGCTTCGTCCCTGTTCATTCCGTTTAGGTTTTTACCTTTACCGGGGTATTTATGCAGAATGTTAGCTATAAAATATTCTGCTGCTGCTTTAAGCTCTTCAACATCCATCAATTTGTTCTGATGTATTTCCTGCAAAAGCTTTTCAGGTCTTTCAACAACGTTTCCGCCCCGATAGCCCGGCAGCTGCTTATCCATCCATTCTTTCCAAATCTTAAAATCTCTTTCGATCGGCTTGGCCTGTGCATTGTAAGGCTTGGCATAATGAACAGTAATGTTAAGAAGGTTCATCATACTGTCAATTTTCTTTTCATCAAGCTGCAATTTGTAAGCATTACGTCCGCCGGCAAAGTCTTTTGAGCGATAATCCTTACCGTTATCAAGTAGTATCTGTTCGGGAATTCCGTACTTGCTTGCGGCGTTGTAAAATGCCTGGAAAATATGGTCGCTGTTCGGGTTGTCCGGGTAAATATCCCACCCCAGCCATTTTCCTGTTTTGAAATCCCGCCATACTGTTATCCATGGAAATAGCGGCTTGTTTTTCTTGCCCTGATGGTTTGTTCCGTAATAACTCAAATATCGTTTAATATCAGTTGCAGGATCTTCCGGCAGAATGTCAATTACCGCCTGGTCCAATTGCCTGTGGTCTGATACCCATACTGTGCCGGCCAAAATTTCATCATAATTTCGGGAAATGAATGAAGCGTATTTTTTGTTATACCTTTTCTGGCCGTTCCTGGCAAGAAATATCGCACCGGCAGGACATTCAATTCTTAGTTTACGCAAAAACGTTACTGCTGACGGGTATTCATTAGGAATAACACCTTCATCATTTTTAATAGCAAAACCGCGTGTACCGTACCAGCAGGCCATTAAAGACGGTCCGCCTTCTTTTAAGTATAACTGCTTAAAATATTCAAAATCGGAATCGTTTATCTTTGAGCTGCCGACATTTTTACCCCAATCCGGAATCAAACCTTCAATTCCGTTTTCTTTCCAGGCTTTTTTTACTTTCATAAAATTGCCGTAGCTAAGGCCCTTTGCGTCATAAATTGCAAGAAAATCTTTAAGCTCTTTGCCCTTCAATCCTTCGCTTGCTTTTATAAGAGGCAGATATTTATCAACAAAGTTTTTCTGCCAGCCGGTAAGCTCGCTATAAATTATAGAATCATTTTCTGCCTGGTCGATATCCTGAACCTTTTCCGCATTTCCGGCAAGCCGGTAATACTTTTCCTGGACAGAGTCCGGAAGAGATGTAAGAAGGATTAAGTATTGCTTTCCACCGTTGCCGTCAATAAACTTTGTTATATAATATCCTTCTGCGCATCTTTTTCTAATGAATTGCGGACTTATCGTCTGCAACTCAGCAACTTCTTTAACCCGCAGCCATATTTCATTGAGCTTTGGCATTAAAGCTCCAGTTCCAATTGACCGGTAACCTGTTTATCCAGTACTTTTTTTGCCGAAGCACTTTTACTCATAATTTCCATAAGCGCCTCACTTGCTCTGTCATAAGAGGTCTTATCCGGATGCCGGAAGAACTCTTTTAGCAGGTTTACGGCTGTAATTGATGCCTGTTGATAATCATCTACCAGGTCTATTTCATCTTTTTTATCCCGGCAGACTCTCGGTATCCTTACAAGCAGAAAACCGCAGATATTAGCTAAATGATTAAGAACACTGTAATCTTTAGTTGAATTCATCAAGGGGACAAGAAACTCAACCGGAAACTTAACGCCGCTTTCGTCCAAGGGGAGCCCTGCACGATATAGATAATTTGCGCTGATGCCGGTTTCGTCAGCAATCAATGCAACACTTTTTTTGTTCCGGTGGATTGTTTTATATAAAAGGCTTTTAAAAGTATGTGTATCCATCTTTAAAATTTCTCTTCACTTTTTTAATGGATTAATAAGATTTTGGTTAGTATATTGCATAACGTTCATACGGCTTTTCTTATGCATAATTCTTAATACTGTTAATCTCATCCTGTATAAGCTTTAAGTATTTAGTGCTTTTTTTACGGCCGTGTAGTATCATATTTACATAGGCAACACTGATTCCCAGTCGTCTCGCAATTTCGCTCTGGTTAATCATTCGTATGTCTATATTTTTAATGGTGTTTTTCATAGCATCATTTTTTTGTTAAAAAATAGTAAATAATCTTTAACTAACTTAAGGAATTGCTTAATTATTGTCAAGAGTAAATTAAGGAATTGCTTAATATTTTTATGACAACAGGCGAAAAACTCAAAAAATTCGGTGTAAATAAGTTTGGAAGTGTAAATTTATTTGCAGAAGCAATCGGTATGAAAGCTCCTGGACTATACGACTATTTCAATGATAAGTCAGTCCCGGGAGGTGAAATACTTAAGAAATTGCTTAAGATGGGCTGTGACATAAACTGGCTGCTTGGTATAGACCAAATTGAAGCTAAAGGAAAAAGCCGTTACAGCCGTAATATTCCCATACTGGGTACAATACCGGCAGGGAAGGGAGCCGATTACAACCAGCACGACTGGCCGGAATATTTTTCTCTGGATTTTGACCCTTCGACTCATTTCTGCCTAAAAGTAGACGAAGAGAACGGGCTATCAATGATGCCGGTTATTGTACCCGGAGATGTAGTATTGTGCAATAGAAACCCTAAACTTATTAAAGACGGTTCAATAGTTGCTGTACGCTATGAAGAGACAAAGGCTGCAATAAAAAAGATTCAGATACAGGAAGAATTTAAGGGCGGACCCTTGCTTTTGGTAAGCGCAAACCCGGCAGTAGTACCGATGGTAATACTGCGTAAAAACGTAAATGAAATATATAAAGTTGTTGCTATCTTTAAGAAGTAAGATTTTGCCAGAATGTCAGATACTTTTTAGTATCGAAGGTAGCAACTAAAATTTATTATGATTTATGTAAATATTGCGTTTTTAAGCGATATTTACATAATAACAGTTGCTACCCTTAGTTGCTACCTTTGGTTGCGACCTTTGTAAAAAATATCTCTACATCTTTTAAGTAAGATATATGGATATTTGTATAAAAGCTGTTAAACGGCTTATAAAAGCGGTTTAAATGAGGTTTAACCGCCGTTTGAAAGGTTGATAAAAAAAATCTCAAATTAGATGAAATGAAAGAGAATTTTTAACAAAAAGTGCTAAAAAATCTCAAACTAAAATTATTCACTTAAAATTATGAATAATAGATACTTAACTTACATTTTAACACTCATAATAATTCTCATACTACTTAATTAATTATAATATAATAAAAAATTAGTTTTCCTTCCTTGCATGTGCAAAATATTGACCG